ATGGTTGTTGGATTTCACTTTCGCGCACCACTCAATGCGTTACCTTATGCACCAAATCTTGGTAACATTTTGTTTGGCAGCGGTGCTTTTGGAGTTGACCTGTTTTTCATAATTAGTGGTTTTATTATCGCAATGTCTACTGAACGCAACTCAGGAATACTGAGTTTTATGTCTAAAAGGTTCTTTAGAATATACCCTGCTTTCATTTTTGTTTTCCTGATAGGATCGCTTACCGTTTATAGCAATAACTCACTTTCATCACTAGCAAGGTCTGCACTTCTTATACATAAGGATTACAACCAAGTTTCACCTTCATTTGGGTATAACATCCTTGGTCCAGCATGGACATTGACATATGAGATATATTTTTACTCTATATTTCTGATTTCTATGTCTTTCTCTCATAAATATCGCTGTGTACTTGCTTCATTATTGATAGCTTTACCTATGGCTGCTGTACAACTGTGGTTCAATGGGAGTGTAAGCCTGTCAGGTGATGCTAGCGCTGTAATGCCATCAGGGTTAGTAATGCATGACTACTTAAGATTTGCCTCTTCTCCAATGATGATAGAATTCATTGTTGGTATGGCATTTTATGGCATGTGGAGAAACTCTAAAATACAGTTGCAAAAACATCATGCCATTCTTGTTTTTTCTGCATGCTCTGTAGTTTTTTTATACCTTTATCTTTTAAATATTAACGCTGGATTTGGGCTGCAAGGGTTTGGCTTCTGGTCTGTTATATTAGTACTCGGTTGTCTCTGCTATGAAAAGAGCAAGAAAATATCAAATTCAAGAGTTCTAATTTTCCTTGGAGATATATCATTTTCACTTTATATCTCTCACTATCTTGTAAAAGATATTCTTAATACTTATAACCCTGATTTTTGGTTCACTTCTCGGGGCATTGAAACTTTTGCAATTTCAATATCACTTACCTTTATATCAACACTTATAATTCATTACGGAATAGAGAAGCCTTTCCTTGCCATTGGCAGAAAGGTCGATATAGCAATAAAGTCAAGACATTTAAATGCATTTAAAGGGAGTGCACTGTAAATGGAATTTAGAAAAGACATTAACGGCATGAGAGCCATTGCTGTTATCTCTGTGTTACTTTTTCACTTCAATAACAATATTCTGACTGGAGGGTTCTCTGGTGTTGACGTTTTCTTTGTCATCTCTGGTTACCTAATGACAAAAATAATCCTTGGAAGAATTGAAAAATCTTCATTCAGCCTACAAGGATTTTATATATCACGAGCTAAACGCATAATACCATCTCTCACTGTTACATGTCTTGCTGTATTAGTGTTGGGATGGTTGTTTGTCAGGCCATCCGAGTTTTACGATTTATCGAATGATGTGCTATCCAGCATACTCTTTGTATCTAATTTCTTATATCTTTCAAGATCTGGGTACTTCGATGACTCATCAATTAATAACTTTCTTCTTCATACATGGTCTCTATCAGTAGAGTGGCAGTTTTATATTATATACCCACTTATTTTACTTGTAATTTGCAGGCACCTTGGGATTAGACATGCCAAAATATTGATCCTGCTGTCATTCATTTTGTCTTTTACACTATCGTTATATGGTACTTATAATCTTCCTGAATTTACATATTTCATGTTCCCTACAAGAGCATGGGCCATGCTTGCCGGAGGTGTAGTTTATGTTTTACCTCCTTGCAGAGTAAAGCTTAAGACTCTAAGCCTTTACGTTGGGTTTTGTTTAATAGCGATTGGTCTTCTTGTTGTAACGAAACAGACGCCTTGGCCTGGTGAAATGGCTTTACTTCCAGTTCTTGGGGCTAGTTTTATTATCTATTCATCTAAAAGTAACTTTATTTTGGATAATAAGGTATCTCAGTTCATTGGAACAATTTCTTATGAAATGTACCTTGTGCACTGGCCTATGCTTGTATTATTGCGCAAACTCAATATAGAGATATCTATTTTTTCTTTTATAACCTATGTAACGCTAATTTCTTTTGTGCTTAACATATTATGCAGTGGAAGCATTAAATCAAAATATAATAAACTTGCGTACATGTGCGCATGTGGCATATCTGTATTAATCATTGCCAATAATGGATATGCTGACAGGGTTCCTGAGCAGTACAGATTAACTAAAAAGGAATTTCACGAGAAATATTATGGTGGCGCAGGTTACCCTGCAAATGAGGTATTTTTATTAAACTCCTCAAATCGTGAAATCAGCACAATTGTCAGCGGCGATAGCTTTGGACTGCAATATGCCAAAGAATTTGATACTAGGGGAATTGCAACCGCTGCACTTTTCGATCATGCATGCCTGGTGTTTCCTGATTACTCAGTTTTCATTGGCAATAGAGAAGATACTGGATGTTCTGGAGAGTACAGAAAGCTTAAAGATTTAATGAATTCCAACAAAAAAGCAAGCCTTATATTGGCAAGTAAATGGGATGGCTATGAGGGGTTATTAATTAAAAAGGGAGCCAGCTCACCTGAAACCATAACAAAAGATGAATATAACAAAATAATTCTATCACAAGTTAAGAGGATTATTGCTGATGGTGGAAGTGAAAGGAGGTATTTCATTATCGGCAAACCACAGGGCACTAACATAGATGGGTTTAGCTGTCTTGCAGGAAGCAGTTTGCCAGGGTACAAACTAGTTTCAAACTGTCAAGTGACACAATCCAGAGTTGTTGTGCCAGTAAATGAAGCATTAAGGTCTGGCCTTAAAGACTACCATAATGTGCATTTTATTGACGCAAATGATGCATTATGTTCAGGGAAATCATGTGCAATCATTACGGATTCAGAGCCTGTTTACACAGATGGTGCTCACTTATCAATTTTTGGTGCTTCTAAAGTTATAAACTATTTAAGCAAGTCTCTATAAAGAAGCGGGTGGCTTTACCACCCGCCCCATCTTATAACGGTGTACCATCCGTATTTGATGATGGATCTGTTCCGCGCTTCCACATTAGTTTGCTACCATCATCCCAAATTCTAACAGCACCAACACGAACTAAACCACCATTCCAAGCCCCAGGAAATGCTGCACATTCAGTCCTTCCATAGTCTGCGTAGATGACTGTTTGAAGGCCAATAACATTACCTGTCGGTGCTGGGCCTGTGTATTTGAAGCCATACATACGAACTCTTGAAGTATTATCAGTAACAAGAGTAGAGTATGCAGTTCCAACTGCTGCGATAAACAAATCATTAATTGTAACCTGAGAGTTACCAGTTACTGATATTGCTGTAGCCCCTGACAGGTTAATATTAAATGACGCCTGAAGTCCGTTAAACGATACCTGGCTATCTACTATCACTGCTATCCGCCCATCACCTGATACAGCAGTGAGATTCTCAATACCATAAGTATTAAAGTTAATACCGTTACAACGACTTAATGAGAATGCATGCCTTGTCAGGCTTCCTTCGCTATAGCAACTCGTTGCAGTTGTATAGTTCATTTCATTCATGTACCACGAGAAGTTATAATTTGTGATACCGACTCGTACAAACGTTCCTGATGTTCCAGAACCCAATCCGTTTTGAATTGGTGTTACGTTTATGCCTACAGTTCCCATAACTCCGCTTGGCGGTTCAAAATAAGTAGAAACAAATGAATAAGCATATATATTTCGCCCATCAAATCCTACCATACCACCTTTAGACCACACACTTTCAATTTCAAAGTTATTAGCGAACGGACAATATATACCATATGCAGAGGATGCACTATCTGCATTTTTAATATAGCAATTCTTAATAGACCAATAGTTTGCATATTTATTAGCAGAATGAGCAACTACAACCTGAGCCTGCTTATCAGAGAAAGTAGACGTAAAGCCAACGCCGGTAGGTGTTGCCGCAGCCGGAGCATCAGTTTCTGATAACAACTGGCCACCGTATGTTATATCCAGACCAAATTTAGCGTCAAATTCAAGATGTCGACCTGATTTAAGCAGGATTGGCTTTGAAAAGTAATATGCTGTTTTGTAACCCTTAACTACACGATTTGTTCCTTGTTCTGCATTTTTAAAGCAAAGTTCAAGATGATACCAACAATCCGTAGTTCCATCACCTCTTGCGCCTATTGAGTCGATGTAGATATGCCCAGAGGAAATATCCAGATACCAAACCGCCCCAGTAGCATCAGAGACCGCAAGCTTATTAAGTTGAAGCGGTGTCTGGCTTGGAGTTGCCGTTTCGGCAGATCGCACCCAGATATCGCGCTTACCAAAAATATCGTAGTAACCAGATGTGCGCACTACCTTGATTTGGGTTGCAAGGCTTGAAGCCATAAGTGCTGTAACAGTGTTTAAATCGGCAGCAGTAAAATAATCCTGTGCCGTTGCGCCAGATGCAGAACCAATAGCCGCAGCACCTACTGAGCTTGCCAGCATGCTTCTGAGGGTTGAATCTCCAACACTGAGCCATGCACCAACGCCTACACCACCAGTTGAACCAGGAGTAGATCCGTTCGGCACAACCTTACCTGATGGAAGAAATGAACCATCCCAACGGTAGTATTCGCCGTCTGTTGTGTCTTTTAGAATCTGATTTGGCAGCGTTAAAGTTGCACCAGCCTGGAATGTGCCTACTGGGATCCATCCATACTGGGCAATCGCCTGCTGCGCAAGCCACCTCAGGCCTTCGATGGTGTAATGCTCATTCCCGAACCGGTCAACATAAGTGTTAACCAGCGAGGTAACAACCTCGTCGATTTTTCCTATGTTGAATTTGAAATCGAACGGAGATTCGCTCGGTACTGGCAGGTTAGTTGGTGTAGTAGCCATATTTATTCCATAAAAAAACCCGGCTCAGTGGCCGGGTTAGGTTGGTCTGGAGGGTTCTTATTGGTAGATGGCGTCGCTGTACTCTGCGACCGTCAAAGATACCGTGTTATCTGTGTTCGGTTTGATGCTGCTCACCTTCCATAGTTGGCTGTCCAGTTCCTCCACCGTCGCAATGAGGTAGCGAGAAGGAAGCTGTACAGTGTCTCCGTTCCATATGTTGAGCTGAATGTTAGGGATGGACGCGGTGAATCCGTACTTCGTGTCAGCGCGGGCGATGGCAGGATAGCGCAGTGTCGGGTTGCCCAGGCTGTCGGTCACCAGCACATACATCGAACCGGTGAAGGTGATCGGCTCACTGGTATCGAAGTTATTCCCGGCGCGGCCGGTGATATAACCCTGTTGCTGGTTGCTGTCGTAGATATCAGGCATCTGAATGACGCTGCCGACCTGAATAATGCCGTCCTCAAACACTTTGGCGTTCATCTTCACTCGGGAGTAGATCAGGCGTTTCGTTTCGCGCAGCGCGCGTTCCCGCGCCTGATACTCGTTACGGAAGCCGACGATCTCCAGTTTGTTCGGGTTTTCCGCTTCCTGTTCGACGATGGCGCCGTTCAGCACGCGGTAGTTGATGTACGTCTTGTTGTTCGTGGTCGGGTGAACGTAAGAGACCTGCACTCCGTCGTAGCCGCCAGGAAGAGTGGCCTCGTACGTCATTTTGTACTCGTCCGTCTTCATATTGGCCCGGTTGAATACGGCCGCCGGGTAGTCAACCTTCTGGTCACGGGTAAACGTCAGCACGCCGTCATCCCAGTACGCCACCACAGACGCCGCATTACAGATCGCCTGCACGCGGTCTCCGAGCGAGTCATTTTCGTCGTCAAAGGTGTAGTCGAAGTAACCAAGGCGTTCGTCAGGCAGGCTTTCGGCGATCGAGTACAGCCCGTAAAGGTCAATGCTGCTGACCGGCTGTTCACCCATAATCAGCCAGGTGTGCGCCACCGCGTCAGCGAACGAGCGAGACGGTCGCAGCGTGTAATCCACTGTCTGCGTGTCAAGGCTGTACGTGATGGTGTGGCGCGTCACCAGAGCGTTATATTTGCGTTCACGGCTTCCCAGGGCGTTTTCTGTCGCCCTCACCTTCACGCGCACCAGCGTGTCAGTAGGATGAACGACGTTGGTCCTGATATTGATAGCGTGGATCTCTTCAACCTTCAGGACTGACGCGTCGCTGGAGTTATCCGTGCGCTGGAAGCTGATCGCGTACTTTCCGTACCCGGCCGCAGGAGTCAGTTTATCGGTGCGGTAAAACACTTCGCTGGTATGGTCGTGCGGCGTTCCCTGGTAATAGGTAAACGTCTGCGTAGTGCCGGGGATCTGGTTGTAATCGTCGTCGATTTTCCAGATAACTACCTTCCAGTTAGTCTGTTTCTTCCCGCCAAGGCTCGACTGTGTGTGCAGCCAGAGCTGTGATGACTCAACAGGTGAGAAGAATGGACCCACGACCAGGGCTTCGTTGTCGTTCAGAATGAACTTCGTGGTGTTGATGGTCGCCGTAGCCGGGATGTCCTGCGGTCCCTGCAGGTCGCTCATCGTAAACGTGTACCAACGAACTGGGTTAATCACAGCGCCGTCGTTAGTTTCCACTGCGGAGATCAGCGTTCCGGAGAATGTCGCATCTGTCGTAACGCTGCCTGATGCAGTGTTGTACGTCACGTTAATGGTAAACGTAACAGCGTGCGGCAGTACCAGCCCCATAAAATAGTCGAACTCGGCCTGCTTAATGATTTTCATCGCAATCTGGCCGCCGGAATATGTACCGCTGACGACGGTGTTTGCCGTCGCGCTCTCTATAGGAAAATCGCCAGCCTCATTCTGCCCAGGCACTTCCTGACCATCTACATCATCGAAGCCATATCCCTCGATGATCTGGGGGATGACATCTCCAGGCTGGTAAAACTGGAATTCAGCACCGGCAAGAGATCCAAGGCTCGATTCAGAGTAGCGCACAGACTCATAGTCGTACTTGCCTATCCCGATGCACATCCATTCAGTGACATACTTCAGGCCGCCGTCAAAGGCATCCTGTCGAACGTATTCGAACACCGATTCCTGAATCAGATCCGGGAATGAACGGACCTGGCCGTAGATATCCGGCTTGGCTTTGTAAACGCGCGCGGTGTTTGTCTGACCGGTCAGGCTATTATTTGGGGAGTCGACGGTATTACCGCCGGTGTTGGCGATGGCCGGTTTCGGTGCCAGAAACGAAAACACCTGACCAACAACTTTAAAGATTGGGCTCAGGATATCGCCGACAATGCCCTTTGGCTGGTCGAATATCTGAATGGTGTCCAGCTCGCTCAGATCAAACGCCAGCTCGTCATCGTCGCCAAGCCTAACGCCATTGCGGACGATCAGCAGGTCACTGTGAAAGGTAGCGTCATTGGCCACCAGCCATTCATAAAAAAGGGTGCCGTTTGGCACCCTGCAACGCAGCTTAGGCGTTCCTGGAAAGTTCGATATCTCAACCAGCGCCATATTCGAAAAACTCCACTTTGGTAAATGCCCGCTGAATGACCAGCAACGAGTCCATGCGCACGCTTCCGTTCTCGCCGCGAGAGTGTAGCGCCTGACGGTTCAGCACCAGGCCAACGTGTGCTGGTTGCGTGCCGCGGTACCCGACAAATATCCCGCCCTCGACCGGCTTATCGACCGGGATCCAGAAAACGACGTCACCCTGATAGCAGGTGAAGAAGTCAGCCCCGGCTTCGTAGTCCGGAGTCTGGTGCAGTTCAATACCGATTACGTGACGGTAATACAGTACCACCAACCCCCAGCAGTCGACTTTCTCGAAAGAACAGGCACGGTTAGCCCACGGCACGCCGATAACCATCCTGACAAAATCAGAGGTACTGCAGGCCGGTGTATTCCGTTGGGTCATAGAGCCTTCCGATGTTGTTGTTCAGCGGGTTCGTAACAGAAAGTGTTACCGATGCTGAATCGGCGTCGATATCAATCGTCTTGACGTATAACTGCCACGATTTAATCGGTACCGACACGTCGCTACTGTCGAATATCTGCCGCTCGGCCGTGATAGCCGTTAGCCTGGCCGCCCCCTTCCACTGTTTCATCAGCGCTTTGATGTCCGACGACAGCCGCCCTAACTTCACAGTCGCGTCGATCACAGGCGTGCCGCTCTGCTGGCTTTCTTCGATTTCAAAACGCGCTGGCGTGTACGTCTGGCCGCCAAGCGTCTTGGGAAAGAATTGCTTATCGACCAGACGGACGTAGCCAAAGGATGGATGGTAGAACGTGATGGTGTCGTACAGTCCGCGCGTCGGGCGCTGCTGCTTATAAGCTCTGAAGGTAGGCATTAAAGCACTCTCGGTAAAGATTCCTGATCACGCCCGTCCGGATAACCCGTGACAACAATATCCAGCCACGAATCCCACGGCGGCGGAAGTTCAACAATGATGTCGTCGAACTCGTCGTCGGAGTTATAGAGATTATTTGCGATCACAGTTCCACTCCATGTCACTACTCCGCCATCAATACTGGTTTGCACTGGCATCTGCGTGAAGTGAAGCTCCTGCAACTGCAGGCCACTACCTCCCAGATTGATATTCATCCTGAACCAGTTAAGGCCACGGTTGAGATAGTTCGGACTGCGCAACGCCAAGGCGCTGGCCTGGGGAAAGCAGTATGAAGAAGACGCCCGCACCCTCTTCGAGTTCACCACCGACGTGAAAGTCACGGAGTCTCCGATCCTGTTCCGTGACGAGAGCATGCGCACCGCGTGCTCCCCTGACGGCCTGTGCAGTAACGGGTTCGGCCTTGAGCTTAAATGCCCTTTCACCTCCCGCGACTTCATGAAATTCCGCCTTGGCGGTTTCGAAGCAATCAAGTCTGCGTACATGGCCCAGGTACAGTACAGCATGTGGGTGACCGGGAAAGACGCCTGGTTCTTTGCCAACTACGACCCGCGCATGAAACGCGAAGGCATTCACCACGTCGTCGTTGAGCGGGATCCGCAATACATGTCCGACTTCAACGAAATGGTGCCGGAGTTCATTGAGAAGATGGACGAGGCGCTGGCGGAAATCGGCTTCACGTTCGGGGAGCAGTGGAAATGAAACGCACACCATTTTACCGCAGACCCGGGCGAACCGGGCAATTCTCAGGCCTCCGTGAGCGCGTTATCTGGATGATTCAGACGCGCGGACGCCCGGTCACCGGCAGCGAAATCGCCGAGAAGTTTGGCGTAACGCTCATCGAGTTTAATCGCGTCGCTAACGGCATTACCCGCGGCTCCGGACAGATAGCGCAGATCGTTGAGTCGGAAAAGTGGATCAACGAGGACGGCATCTGCGACCGGACATTCGACCTGGTCACGAAGCCAAAGGTCGTAACGCCGCAAGGTAAATCGCGCCTGTTCACCCGGCGCGCCATTGAGCAATCGCAGGAAGGTAGACGGCAGGAGTGCATAGCGCGTGCCGCCCGCCGTAGCCGCCTGATTGCTCAGGGCCTCTACATCGACGAAATGGAGTCCATCCTATGACTCACGCTCACGACGACATCAGAGTTGGCACACTGTGCCTTCCCTTCATTGGTAACGGCTGGCTAATGCCATGGGGTGAAGTGGTCAGCAATCCTTTAAAGGCGCAGCGGCTCGCTGAGGAATATCGGGAAAGGCAGGAGGCGGCATGACCTATCAACTACACGTCGGCCGTTGCGAGGAGGTCCTGAAAACGCTGCCGGATAACTCCGTTGACGCCATCGTGACGGATCCTCCGTATGGTCTGAGTTTCATGAACCACAAATGGGATTACGACGTCCCGACAGTCGAGCAGTGGCAGGAATGCCTGCGCGTTCTCAAGCCTGGCGGACATCTGCTGTCGTTCGGCGGATCACGTACCTATCACCGCCTTGTGGTTAATGCAGAGGATGCCGGTTTCGAAATACGCGATCAAATTCTCTGGATTTACGGCAGCGGCTTCCCCAAGTCGCATAACCTCGATGGTGATTTTGATGGCTGGGGAACGGCTCTGAAGCCTGCGCACGAACCGATCGTCATGGCTCGCAAGCCATTCAAAAAAACGGTGTCGGCGAACATGGCTGAGCATGGTACTGGGGCGATCAATATCGATGCTTGTCGCATCCATACCGACGAAGCGCTAAATGGCGGCGCTGGCGGTCTGCTTTCACACCAGCGAGACGGTACCGAACCTGTTGCTGATTACGAGCAGGCACCGGAGGGACGCTGGCCAGCAAACATCATTCACGACGGAAGTGATGTTGTCGTGTCAGCATTCCCGGATGCGAAAGGCCAGCAAGGAGCGCTTAACCTGTCTAAACCCCACTCGCTTTTATGGGTTGTAGCTATTCATACCGGTATGCGGCACGGTGAACTATGCGCCCTGGCATGGGATGATATCGACCTGATAAAAGGTGAGATTAATGTCTCACGGAACCTGACCAGGAAAGGCTTATTCGTTCCTCCTAAGACAGATGCAGGGATCAGGACAATTACCCTGCTCCAGCCTGCTCTGGATGCACTGAAAAAACAGTTCGAAATTACAGGCCATCTGCCGCAACACGAGATCGTCTATCACCATCGTGAGCATGGTAAAACTGAAATGCAGGTTATCAGGCCAGTATTTGTTCCATCTAGTCGATCAACAAGAAAGGTCGGTTACTATTCAAAAAATTCTATATCCTATGGATGGAAGAATGGCTTACGCCGTGCAGGCATTCGTAACCGTCATCCGTACCAGTCAAGACACACCTACGCATGCTGGTCGCTTTCTGCTGGGGCAAACCCTTCCTTTATTGCGACTCAGATGGGCCATGATGATTCAAGGATGGTTTATGAGGTTTATGCGAAGTGGATCGGTGATATGGACAAGGACCAGGTTGCCATCATCAACAAGCGAATTCTTGCCAATATGCCCCCGTCACGCCCCCATAACGATATGAAGTCAAAGAAAATTGTTTGAATTCAGTATGCAACAGCATTAAGTAATAATTTTTCATGAATTATTGATCTGGCAAAACCTCCCCCCTGTTTCATTCAGGATATATAGGTTACTCTTTTAATTACAGACTGTGGTGACAGTAGTAAGGAGACCTGTATGGCAAAGTATCAAAACATGCTGGTAGCTATCGATCCTAATCAGGACGATCAACCGGCATTACGGCGTGCTGTGTATTTACATCAACGGATTGGTGGCAAAATCAAAGCGTTTTTGCCGATCTATGACTTCTCGTATGAGATGACCACCCTTCTGTCGCCTGACGAGCGCACCGCTATGCGTCAGGGAGTGATCAGCCAGCGTACTGCGTGGATCCGCGAACAGGCGAAGTATTACCTGGAAGCGGGTGTTCCTATTGATATTAAAGTGGTCTGGCATAACCGACCTTTCGAAGCCATTATCCAGGAAGTCGTTGCCGGTGAGCACGACCTGTTACTGAAGATGGCGCACCAGCACGACAAGCTGGAATCCGTGATCTTTACCCCTACCGACTGGCATCTGCTGCGTAAATGCCCTTGCCCGGTCTGGATGGTGAAAGACCAGCCGTGGCCTGAAGGCGGTAAAGCCGTCGTGGCAGTCAATCTCGCCAGCGAAGAGGATTACCACAATGCGCTGAACGAGAAGCTGGTTAAGGAGACAATCCAGCTTGCGGAACAGGTCAACCACACCGAAGTGCATCTGGTTGGCGCGTATCCGGTGACGCCAATCAATATCGCTATTGAACTGCCTGAATTTGACCCGAGCGTGTATAACGACGCCATCCGTGGTCAGCATCTGTTGGCCATGAAAGCGCTACGCCAGAAATTCAGCATTGATGAGAAAATGACTCACGTGGAAAAAGGGTTGCCTGAAGAGGTCATCCCGGATTTAGCCGAACATTTACAAGCCGGGATTGTCGTGCTGGGCACCATTGGTCGAACCGGTATTTCTGCGGCATTCCTCGGCAATACCGCCGAGCAGGTGATTGACCATCTGCGCTGTGACCTGTTGGTCATTAAACCGGATGAGTACCAGACACCGGTTGAGCTGGACGACCCGGAAGACGATTAA